GTCTCGCCTTCCGTGCAGTCGACACAGGAACCTCATCTGACGTATCTCTTGCACGAGCTGCGCTCCTCGTGTCGCAAGCAGGTTCAGCGCTTGACGTTGCAGCGCTCAGGTTCATTCTCGCGCAGAGGATTGACGCAGGTGCAGGCGACGATCACGCTCTTGTGTTCAAGGGAGGTCTAGTTCCGGACAGGATGAGCGCTTCTGTTGCTGCTAATCGTGTAACCTCTGCTGTAGGCTTGAACCGTGGAGGGGAAGGTTCTACAATCGAGGGTGACAAGGAGGAGGCTGAGGTAACCAGATGGCCCTAAAAGTTCAGACGACACAGATCGACGGCGTGAAGGGTGAGACGAACATCTGGGATATCGACGCGACAGTTGCTATCGACCCTGCGAATGACAAGATCTGGTTCACGGCGAAGAACAAGAAGTCAGACGCAGATTCAGAAGCAGTGCTCAAGTATGGCGCGAATGTCGCAGGACTTTCTGGTATCACGGTCACGGATGGCGCGCTTGGAGAGTTTCGCGTGACCTCGCCAGGCATTGACACAATCCTGGCACCTCGCGCTCTCGTGTACGACGTGAAGGTGAAGATTGCGGCAGCATCAGTGCTCCAGACGGTTGCCTCTGGAACACTGCTCCTGGCAGAGGCAACGAACAAGGACGCGACCTAACGGTTGCAGAGAAGGAAGGAGAGCACTAACATGAAGGCAAGATTCCTCTTCGCTCCTGATGAGGGCCCAGGTGGCTCAGGGGGCGAGAACGACGGAGATCCCGCCGATGGCGGGACTACCGAGTCCCAGGCGGGCACCGGATCTGGCAGTGACGGGCAGGACCTCATCCCACGGGAGGAGCTGCAGAAAGTCAACCGCGAGGCCGCGAGGTACCGGCGTGAGCGGAACGAACTGCAGAATCGTCTCAAGGCATTCGAGGACGCAGAGAAGTCTGACCTGGAAAGGCTCACCGGTGAGAATAAGACACTCTCAGAGACGCTCAAGGCCTCGCAGGAGCGGGAACGTGTGCTTCGCGTGCAGGTCATGGCTTCTCGTGTCGGAGTCGCGCCGGATGCACAGGCAGACGCTGCGAAGCTCCTCGACTGGGGGACAATCGAGGATCCTGACTCAGACCAGTTGGTCGAGGCTGCACTCAAGGACCTCGTCAAAGAACGGCCATACCTTCGCGGAGGCACGCGTGTCGGTGCCGACGGTGGTGCTGGAGGCGACGGTCGCTCGACCGCTGCCGGAATGAACGAGCAGATCAGACGCGCTTCAGGGCGCAGGTAACCAAAGGAAGAGGAGACAGGGATGTCAGTTTACGACGCATCAGTCTCTCGTTCGGATGCTGCCGCTCTCATCCCAGAGGATGTAGCGGATGACATCATCCAGAACGTGCAGGCAGAGTCGGCTGCCCTGAGCCTGTTCCGGCACGTCAGAATGTCGACTGGTCAGCAGCGGATGCCTGTTCTCGCTGCTCTGCCGACGGCGTACTGGGTGTCGGGTGACACAGGACTCAAGCAGACGACGGACCAGGCGTGGGCCAACAAGTACCTCTTCGCAGAGGAGATCGCGGCGATCGTCCCGATCCCGGAGGCGCTTCTCGATGATGCGTCCTTCGACATCTGGGGAGAGATCAGGCCCCGTCTCGCAGAGGCAATCGCCAGAGCACTAGATGCTGCCGTGTTCTTCGGCACGAACAAGCCTGCCTCCTGGCCGGCCCACATCGTGGCGGGAGCAACTGCAGCGTCCAACACGTTCACGCGGGGCACAACGACCCAGGCGCTCGGTGGAGTCGGTGGTGACCTCAACTCCCTGATGGGAACGGTCGAGACCGACGGGTACGACGTGAATGGGTTTGTCACGAGGCGCACGTTCCGCTCTGTGCTTCGTGGTGCCCGCGACACGACAGGTCAGCGTCTCATGGATCTCAGCACGAACGAGATCGAGGGGTCGCCTGTCAAGTACGTGATGGATGGCCTCTGGGCCGCAGGTTCAGGCCAGCCAGACCTGATCGCAGGTGACTTCACCCAGGGGATCATCGCGATCCGCCAGGACATCACCTACAAGATGCTCGATCAGGCCGTGATCCAGAACGGTTCTGGGACCATCATCTACAACCTCGCCCAGCAGGACATGGTTGCCCTCCGTGTCGTCGCACGCTTCGGCTTCCAGGTCCCGAACCCGATCAACTACCAGCAGCAGACGGAGGCCTCGCGCTACCCGTTCGCTGTCCTCCTCCAGCCGTAATCAAGGCTGAGGCGGAAGACAAGCCAGAGGAGGTGTAGAGAATGGCAACGGTCCAGATCCTGGTCGCGAATCCAACAGCAGCGGATGTCACGGTCAATGCGAAGGTGGCGAAGAAGGGTACCGTCACGCAGCTCGGTCTCGACGACACGACGACAGAGGCGGAGCAGTTCCTCGCAGCGAAGTGCGCCCTCGTGTCCGTGTCTGCGCAGTCTGACATGCAGGGGCGTGCAGCAACTGCGTTCCTGCTCGAACGGCTGCAGTACAGGCAGTAGAAGTGACCCCGGAGGATCAGCAGGCGCTGGAACACCTTGCGCAAGAGAGACGGCGTGAGGCGTTCCAGCGCTCCCTCCAGGCGAAGCTACGTGCGCCTGCAGAACCGCTCATCGCCCTCAAGGAGAAATTGGCGCCGGTCCTCAAGACAGGCACCTGGGGAAGGAACTGGAGGTGATCGCATGACTGCAGTGCCAGTTCAGAAGGTGCTCTTGCAGAAGGAGAACCCGAAGGGCATGTCCCATCCGAAGCCTGGGAAGGGCAAGTGACAGAAGCGGAAGCACGCGCGCGTATCGAGCTCTTTCTCGATCCTCAGACAGAGCCGATCATCTACGCAGCAGAACTGGACATTCTGCTTGATATCTCGCGCCGTGTCGACCGTAGTGGCGTGCGTCCGTCAGACACGGGTTGGGAAGAGACCTACGACGTGAACTACGCGGTTGCGCAAGGCTGGCTCGTGAAGTCGACGCGCCTCGCTCCCCGTTACCTGTTCATGGACGCTGGCAAGATGTACTCGCGGAATCAGTTCTATGATCACTGCGTTGCCCTGCACAAGAAGTTCCTGATGAGGTGCGGTATCCAAGCTGTGCCGCTCGTTCCTGACGAGCGCCTCACAACCTCACTGATCGAGAACAACGCATATGCCCCTTACTACAGATGAACTCGATCTCCTGAGGCAGGAGACGACCTCGTGGATGACAGACGTTTGTGACCTCTACCGCGAGACGACAATCACAGACGCCTACGGAGGCCAGTCAACGTCAGAAGCGCTTGTCACGGAGAGCATTCCCTGTTCGCTTCAGTCAGGGGTCGCACATGAACAGACAGTGCCAGAGATCACGGCCCTGCGGAATGTTCACGTATTCACCGTTTTCCTTCCAGCAGAGACTGATGTTCGCGTGCAGGACAACCTTGTCCTCACGACCCAGGCAGACCTCAAGTTGCGGGTTCAGGCAGTTCTCCGCCCAGAGACGAATGAACTCTTGCGGCCTGTTATCGCGACGAGTCAGTTGTAATGGCAAGGCAACTGCACATCCAGTGGTACCTGGTCGAGAACCGCATCCCTGCTCTGATCGCAGCGGTTGAAGCGAACGCACGGGCAGCAGTCAAGGCGCACGCAGATAAGATCGCCTCTGACGCGCGAGCGCGTGCCCCAGTTCAGACAGGGTACCTCAGGTCGTCAATCCACTCAGAATCTGTCTCAACAGGCAAAGAGGCGCAGATCATCGTAGGCGCTGAGTATGGCCGCTTTGTCGAGTACGGGACCTACAAGATGGCAGCACAGCCATTCCTCAATCCTGCCCTTGAGGCAGACAAGGCTGCGTACTTCGCAGACATGGGGAAAGGACTGATCCACCTTTGACCCTGCTCAATGATGAGTTGCACGTTGCAGAGTGGTTGACCGCCCGCGTCGATGCGGATACAACACTCTCAGCGTTTGCTGATCTCATCCCTGCAGATGTAGCGCTGCCTGCCGTGCGCTTTCAGGTGCAGGCACGGCATGATATGCGAGGGGTAGGAACCCACCGAATCATCACCCAGATCGACTGGCTGATCGTGGTCACGAGAGAAGGGCACGAGATTGCACCTCTCGTCCCACTCGCTGATGCTCTCGATCAGGCGCTGCATGATCATTCTGGGGCGACAACGACCATCCAGATTCTCTCGTGTGTCCGCGTAGAGCCCTTCTCACTGCTTGAAGTAGAAGACACGGGGGTGTACTATCGGCATGCAGGCGGGCTCTACCGCACCCAATCTCAACCGATCTGAGGTAACGACATGGCTGAAAGATCATCGCTAACTCAGGGAGTGCAGCTTGGGTTGGAAACGACCCCAGGCACCTCTGTGCCGGCGAACAAGAAGTTCATTTCCATGGGAATCGAGCCCGCGATCAAGGTCGAGCCGTACAGGTTCAGGCCGATGGGTCAGAAGTTCGCCTCCATGGTTGTTCCTGGCAAGGAGTGGGTCGAGGCTGGCATCTCAGGAGCGATGTCGTATTCTGAGATCATCTGGTTCCTTGCCTCGCTCCTCAAGTCTCCTGCAGCACCGACCACAGTCGATGTGACAGGTCGCCAGTGGACGTTCTCACCGTCAGCATTCTCTGAGGACACAGTCAAGACTTACACGGTCGAGCAGGGTGGTGCTGTTCGGGCACACAAGTTCTCGAACGGTATCGTCACCGAACTCGAGATGACTCTGAACCGGGATTCGTTTGAGGCATCTGGAACGCTTCTCGGGCAGGCGATCACTGACGGCATCACGATGACTGCAACCCCGACGACGCCGCCAGAAGTTCCGATGATCCCAACTGAGTTCAACGTCTTTCTGGATCCGACTTTCGGAGCACTCGGGACGACGAAGCTCACGCGTGTTCTTGAGGCCAAGATTCACGTAGGGGACCGCTTCTCACCTGTCTGGGTTCTCAATTCGGCACAGACGTCCTATGTTGCTGTAGTCGAGTCTGAGCCGACGTGCGAGATCACGCTCCTGATGGAGGCTGACACCGAGGGCATGGCGCAGCTCACGCAGGCGCGTGCAGGTTCCACGAAGTTCATCCGCATCGAGGGACTCTCGTCTCAGCTCGCAGGCTCCTCAACGCAGAAGTACCGCTTCGCCTGGGATGCTGCGATCAAGGTCAAGGATATCGGCGACTTCTCAGACGAGGACGGCGTGTACGCCATCGAGTACACCTTCGAGCAGGTCTACGACGCAGCGTGGGGCAACGCAATGCTCGCTACCGTCGTGAACAAGGAGGCAACGTTGTGAGTGAGGCAGAGGTGGAAGGCGAGTCACCGACTGAGGAGAATCTCCAGTCTGCTCGTGACTCTACTCCCGGGCGGGTAGAGGATGCGCTCGTTCCAGATGAAGGACAGGAGGTCGACCCTGCACCAGAGACTCCAGAGGAGTCACTCTTAGCGACGCCGGCAAGAGTCGAGGACGATCTCGTTCCCGACGCAGCGGTCGAGGAAACCGCTGTAACACCAACAGAGGAGAGCGGAGATGAAGCTGTCAGCACTGAAGGGGCGGGTCCAGAAGACGCGGATCACAATCCCGGGTGACGGAGACGAGCCTGAGGACCACGTCAACGTCGAGTTCAAGCCTGGTGCTCTGACATTCGATGTAATCGAGGGGATCCAAGACCTTGCTGGTTCTGGCTCAGACACGAAGATCGTTTCAGAACTCCTCCACACAGTCCTGGTTGACTGGGACCTTGAAGAGGACATTGTGGATGAAAGGGGTGTCCAGACTGGTGAGACCAGGAAGTTGTCGTGCTCGATCGAGGACATCCGGAAGGTTCCTCTGCCGTTCCTCGGCATGGTCATGGAAGCGATCACGGCGGAGGCGAGGGGAAACCCTCAGAGGGGCGCGACCTCAGACGGTTCCTCGCAACCGACGGACTCACAGGACGCGCCCCAGACTGGTTCCTTCTCCTAAAGGCAGCTCAGTACTACGGCATTCCACCGTGGGAGCTTCTAGAAAGGCCTGTTGCCTGGACAGACATCGCCATCCAAGCGCTACAGGCTGAGAATAGTGCAGAGCAGGCAGCAAGAAAGAGACAGAGAAGAGGCATAGGTTAGTGGCACTAACAGTCGCACAGCTCGTTGCCCGCGTTACAGCGGACACGTCTGGGTTCTACAAGAGCATGGCGATTATGAACTCGTCGCTCGTGCGCACGGGTTCTGTTGCGTCACGTGCGCTCGCAGGCATCGGGTTGGCGACTGTAGGTGTCGGGATCCTTTCTCTCAGGGCGGCTGCTAACTTCCAGCAGTCGATGAACCTCCTCGAAGCAGTCTCTGGATCCACCCAGGGGCAGATGGCATCGTTGCGCAATGAGGCGATTGCTCTTGGCAAGGACTTCAAACTGCCGAATGTCTCTGCGAAAGACGCAGCAGACTCGATGGTTGAGCTGTCAAAGGCAGGCCTGACGACAAAGCAGATCCTTGGTGCGACGCGAGGTGCCCTGCAGTTGGGTCTCGCTGCGAACATCGGGTTTGCAGACTCTGCGCAGCTGACTGCCCGTTCGCTCAAGGCCTTCGATCTCGATGGCAACCAGGCTGTCAGGGTCGCGAACCTCTTCGCTGCAGGTGCAAACAAGTCGACAGCAGAAATCTCTGATCTCGCTCTTGGTGTGCAGAACGCAGGCGCACAGTTTCATGGTGCTGGCCTTTCAATCGAAGACCTCATTGCCTCTCTGTCGATCATGGCAGACAACGCACTGAGCGGTGAGTATGCTGGCACAGCACTGAAGACCATGCTGATCCGCCTCACGTCGCCGACTGACAAGGCAAAGTCTGTGATGGATAAGTACGGCATCTCGATCTTCAATGCGAGGGGCGAGATGAAGGCGATGCCGAACATCATCGGCCAGTTCCAGCAGCATCTCGGTAAGTTGACACAGGAGCAGCGTGAGCAGGCCCTGACGACGATCTTTGGCGTTCGTGCGAATCAGGCAATGCGGATCCTGATGAACGAGGGTTCTGACGCCTATGTGAAGTACCGTAAAGAGGTCACTGGGACGAATGCAGCACAGGCGATTGCAGAGGCGCGGACAAGGGGATTCAATGGTGCCCTCGGTGCCCTTGGATCTGCAGTTGAGACGCTTGCAATCCAGCTAGGTACAAAGATGCTGCCTGCAGCAGAGCAACTTGTGCGCGCTCTTGCGAACGTTATTGCTGCAATTGATCCTGACAAGGTCGCAGCGATCTTCAGGCCCTTTGCGGATGCAGTTGAGTGGTTCTCAAACCTCGTGAAACACTCAACCATCCTGCAGGCAGCACTTGTCGGGATTGCGGCAGCACTCGGTGGCATGCTTGTCATCTCGATGGTCACGGGTCTCGTCGGTGCACTCACGGCAGCAGTAGTTGGCCTCACAGCAGCGATGCTTGCGAACCCAGTTGGCCTTGTTGCTGCTGCCCTGATCGGGTTGGGCGCAGCACTCTACTACGCGTACCAGCATTCGGAGACATTCCGTAACGCGGTAAACAACGCCTTCACGTTCCTCAAGTCGCTGATCCCGATTGTCACAGAGTTTGGTCGCTCTGTTATCGCAACGTTCCAGAACATCTGGAACCTCGTCGGACCTCTCGTGACCGGGTTCGTCAACACTGTCCGTGACAGGTTCATGGTCATGGTCAATTTCATCCGTGACAACATGGACAGGATCCTTACCATCCTCCGTGCTGAGTGGACGATCATCTCGACTGTGATCAAGACATTCGTAGAGAACATCCTTTCCGTGTTCCGCATCTTCTCTGCAGCGCTTAGAGGAGACTGGGGTGAGGTGTGGGACCAGCTGAAGGCAATCGTCTCGCGAACGTTGTCTGCTGTGGTCACGATCATCAGGTCAGCTGTCACCATCATCTTCAACGCAGCGATTCTGCTCGGGAAGGCTATCTGGGAGGGGATCAAGCAGGGGGCAGCGGAACTTGCAGCGCAGGTACGTCAGGTTCTTAGCCGTGCTGTGGATGTGATAAAGCAGATCCCAGCACTCGCGTACGCAGCAGCTCTTGCGATTGGCAAGGGGATCGTCGATGGGGTTCTTGCAGGCATCGGGGACATTGGTTCTGCTGTCTATGACAAACTCGCTGGTGGGATTAGGGGTGCGATCAATAAGGCGAAGGGACTGTTCGGGATCTTCTCTCCGTCAAAGGTCACGTCAGACGAACTCGGTAAGCCGTTAGGGCAAGGTGTCACAGAAGGCATGCTCCTAGGCCTCGTTGACCTCCCGACAAAGATGTCCGACAAGATACGCGAGGCTGTCACAGCTGCTCAGCATACGATTGAGGGTCAGACCCAGACACTCTCGTCTGCTTGGGATCGAATGGTCGGCGATGCTCTTGCAGCCTTCGATGCACAAACTGCGCAGTTCAAGACGAAGGCAGAGAAGATGCTCGAAGCCTTCGACGTCTCCCAGAAGGTTGCGGAGAACAAGAAGAAGATCCAGGAGCTTGTAGACAGCGTCAAGGCGGCGAAGGCTGAACTTGCAGCGTTCCAGGCAACACCCCAGGAGACGCTGACACAGAACGAGGGTGAGGCAGACGCAGCATTCGCACAGCGTAAGCTTGAGGCGCAGCAGAAGTGGCAGGACCAGTACAACCAGCTGACTACTCAGTTCGAGGATGCACAGACAGCACTCCAGGAAGAGAAGGCGGCACAGAGGTTGCAGAAGAAGCGGGATGCTCTCGTTGCAAGTGCTGACGAGTCACGCAAGCAGTACGATGCAGCACGGGCCTTGCAGAGACGACATCTCGAGGATACTCTCCAGGACTACATCGACAACCTGAAGCAGTACCCACAGAAGCAGAAATTCTACCAGGACAAGACGATTGCCCTCCTTGATTCTTATGGCGTAAACTACTTCAATGCAGGCAAGGCAGTGGGACGGGCATTCGCTGCAGGCCTCCTTCAGGCACAAGAAGAGGTTGCACGTGCAGCACGGGCCCTTGCAGGATCGGTTGAGAACTTCCTCGCCACCCACTCGCCTGCGAAGGAGGGTCCTCTGTCAACGCTCGACACCTGGTGGGATTCCTTTGGGAAGACGCTCGTTTCTGGACTCGACACGTCCTACGTCTCGCGCGCTGCCGCGTCGCTTGCAGGGTCCATGGGTGTTCTGTCACCTTCGACTTCAAACCTCACGAGCGCGAATCTCACGGGCGCATCTCAAGCTGGGGCAGGTGTGACCTACAACAACTACTACCTGAAGGTCGAAGGCTCGCTGATCAAGGAGCAGGATCTCGCCGACCACCTCTACAGTCTCGTCTCGCAGCAGGCGAGCAGGGGCAAGACCCTGCTGGGGTAAGATGTGGCGAGAGGTCAAGTATCATGGGCTGAACTGCACATCTTCTTTGGCCTCAAGAAGGGCACAGACACAGGCCAGGGAACTGACTTCGGTTCACGTACATCGGGCACAACAAAGACAGCGTCAGACTCTGGGTCAGGTACAGACACCTCTCTGACTTCAGTTTCTGGTTCCACATTACAGAAGGCTAGCCTCGATCGTGGGTTCGGGTTCAAGCGTTACGCAGCAGGTGGCCTCACCTTCCTCTACCGTAGGGGAGAACTAAAGGCTGTTGTCGGAACGTCAGTTGCAGCGAAGTCAGCATCAGATGCCGGCACAGGAGTAGACACTAGCTTCCTTGTTCTCTCAGATGCCAATCCCCATGGCACTGACTCAGGGACAGGCACAGAGACATCTAAGTTCGGCAGCAGGACACTGAGGGTCACAGACAGTGGCTCTGGTATCGACACGTCTCGCTTCTTGCCTGCCTTTGCAGCGTTCCTTCCCGAGGTCATCCTCGAGGTCGCGTTTGCATCAGATCCGACAGATGAGGTGCAGACGTACACTGTCGTCTCCTCAGATACTTCCGGAAAGCAGATAGAGTTCAAGACGAAGAGAGGCCGTCAGGACGAACTGAAGAGTCCAGAGACAGGCACGATGATGACTGTCCTCTACAACCAGTTGCGCCAGTTTGATCCTGCATACACACTCTCTCCGTACTTCCCAAACATCCTGCCAGTCAAGTCATGCCGCCTCAAAGCTATCCGAGGCAATACGACCTACTACCTCTTCGTTGGAGATATCGAGCAGTGGCCTCAGAAGCAGGACAACCGCCTCAATACAGCAGTCCTGCAGGCGAACGACGGCTTTGATCCTCTCTCACAGATCGAGATCTCTGTCTTCCGTCCTGATGAGCTTCCAGGTGCGCGGATCAATGCGTTCCTTGACGCTGCACTATGGCCTGTAAGCCAGAGGCAGATTGCGGCAGGAGAGACGATGCTCCACCAGGGGCAGTACGAGGGGACAGCGCTTGAACTGATCCGCAAGGTTGTCGCTGACGAGGATGGGTACTTCTTCATGGCAGGTAACGGTAAGGCGACCTTCATCGAGAGGCACGCTCGCTTCCAACCTCCGTACACGACGCCACTCGTCACGTTGTCGAATCGTCCGAATGGGACGACCAAACTTGCATTCGCTGATGCTGACTATCAGGTGGACAAGGACTTTATCAAGAACGAGGTGACAGCTAAGGTCAGTGCCATTGTGGACGCAACCGGAGTAACACTTGTGGACGACAAGGAGTTTAGCGTCTCAGATGCGCCATCCAAAACGCAATTCAGGCCAAGGTCACTGACCTACGATGAGTCCTCCATCCTGGACGACAACGAAGCCCAGACAAAGGTTGAGTACCATCTTGATCGGTTGAAAGATCCCCACGTGCGCGTGAAGAGCGTAACTATTGAGCCTCAGCAGGACACTAACCTGTGGGCACACGCTCTTGGACGTGAGATTGGGGATCGTATCGCTGTTGAGATCTGGCCTGCCCAGAAGGGCACAGAAGAAGTTGTCACCTTCGAGGGGATCATCGAGTATGTCGAGCACACGTATGTTGTCGGACGTTGGACAACCGTCTGGTACCTGTCACCTGCAGACATGAATGACTACTGGATTCTTGGTGACTCTGTGCTCGGCGTACTCGACACATCCACTAGGCTAGGCTTCTAGGAGGAACGATGACTTGGACAGAACCCCATGACTGGACGCCTGGCGAGATTGTCACGGCAACGCTTCTTGATACTCACCTGAAGGACAACATGAACGCTGTCCTGCCACTCGGCGCATACATCATGGTCGTGAGGCCGTACACGACTGTCGAGACAGTACTTGAGGCACGGTGGTTGCAGTGCAATGGTGCTGCTGTCTCACGCACCACTTACGCAGACCTCTTCAACCTCCTCAACACATTCTCTCCAGCTCTGCCCTTCGGGCCAGGGGACGGATCCACAACCTTCAACCTCCCAGACCTGCGTGGCCGTGTACCCGTTGCAGAGGGAGAACAGGCAGATGTGGACAATGTGGGTGACAATGAGGGTAAGGGAATCACCCAGCGTTCTGCGAAGCATTTCCACCAGTCGCAATTCGGGTCTGCGTCAGTTGGTGGCACAATTCCGAACCCAGCATCACTTGACGCATCCATTACCCGCACCTTCCCAACCTCTCCAGGTACATCTGTCGGCTACAGCGCGCTGCCGCAGGACACGCCAGCGTACCTGACCTTCGGTTCTTTCTTCATCAAGTACAGGGCATAGACTGATGCAGGATGCAGACACGGGACCGATATAAGAGATGGCCTTGGTACGGACAAACCCTGGACGCAGTGCTAGCACTCGCTGGCCTATCCATCATCGTGGCAATGATCATCCGGTGGTCATTCCCGCTACAGGGAATCCTTCTCGCCCTTTCCTGCGTTGGCCTCGTGTCAGGCAACAGAATCATCGACTCCCTCCTGGGTCCAAAGGAGTAGCTATGGTAGTGCTCGTAGCACTCAAGTGGCTCACACTATTTCTTGTGATTGTCTGGTGGTGCACATGACGCAGACACCTAGATACTCGTTCACATTTCTCGTCAAGGTCCTGCTTCTAGGCTTTACTCTGTCTGCAGTTCTTCCCACGGTTGTTGTTCTCTATATCAACCACAATCAGACAGATAACAGGATCAAGGCCAATACCGCACTATCACGTAGCCTGAACCAGGAGAGGATAAACAGGCAGAAAGTGATCAACCGCTTTATCTACAGAGAGTGCATTGAGGCTGAGGTTCGTGACACTGTGATAGTCGACCAGAATCTCGCTATCCTCAACATCCTTCGTCGGGTGCCAAACCAAACGCCAGCCCTTACTCATCTCATCAGAACACTTGAGGACGGGATCCTAGCACTCGAACCCCCAGGAGAACAAGATTGTACGCCGCCAGCCGCAGCTACGCCTTAGTGGCAATACTCATCCTCGCGCTGATCCTCGCCACCTCAGCGCACGCAGAGACAATCGACGTGACAGCAACTATTGAGCACCAGAACACAGCCCGCCTTCCGCCATTGGGTAGGGGAGGAGACGCTGTGTCATCCCTGTGGATTGTTCGTGACAGGTATGGAAGGGCAATTGGTGAGACGGTTCTCGACTGCAGGTGGGTCACTGCAAGCCTCAGACTTTGCCTTGGTCAGGGGAACCTTCCATTCGGGTCGATCATCTTCGCTGGTGCAACCAGGACGACAATCCTTGGCCAGTTTGTTGTAATCGGAGGCACAGGTCACTACGCAGGTGCCAGTGGAGACCTAGTGTTCAAGAAGATAGGGATAGTAAAGTACGCCATCTCTGTTGTCTTCACGAGAAAGGGTTAGACGTGTCGGCCATCGAGATCTACTCTGAGCTTCCAGAAGGCATCGAGGAAGGGGATGACTCTGTTCACGCAGCAGAGCATCAGGAACTGATGGGCATGGCAGCAGGCACCCGAATGCTAATGACACTCAGCATGAAGAGACGCCTGACGCCGACAGAGAAGAAACACGTGCGAGAGGCAATCGCCAAGTATTGTGAGCGCTCTGAGTACTACAAGGCACGTTGGCACTATCTCCAGTACCGCAGGATGCAGAGCCTTGGTGTCGCAGCGACAAAGGGTGGTAAGATCGACTGCTCTGAGTCGTACACGTGTGCCCTGTTTATGGGAGGTCGCGTAGCAAAGGTGGCACTCGAAGACCCGAACGGACTGCATTGGTCAGGGTACGGGTACACAGGAACTCTCTACGCGACTAACAACGGTGCACAAGTGGACAGCAAGTTTTTTATCGGAGACATGGGCCTGTTCGGAACACCCTCGAACACACGCCACGTCATTACCTGCAGAAAGGGGGGCACAGCATCTACTGCAATCTGGACGTCGATGGGCAATGAGGCGGGTCCATATCCAGTGAGGCTACATTACCGCCCTGACTTCCTTGGCGTCTACCGTCCTGAGTCACTCAAGTAGGAGGGCACATGAATCCCAAGGTCAACCGCTGGCTCGACCTTCTCGACAGGGCCGGCTGGACATTCATACAAGCGGCTGCAGCGGCAGGAATCACAGTACTGTCTGGTGCAACGCTCGGGTGGCGAGCAGGCCTCACGTTCATCGGGGTTGCCGGCGCTATCGCTGTCCTCAAGGTCGTAGTTGGTCAGAACACAGGCACGGATGACACAGGTGCCCTGATCGGAACGCCTGTGATCGAGCCTCCCCCGACTGCCACGCCAACAACAGGAGGGAACGGATGAGCAACGAACTCCTCAGTTTCGTCGCTGCAGTGTGCCTCGTGATCATCACGATCCTACTGGTGATTGCGTTCTTCTCCGATACGCAGACCTTCTAGAACCCCTGCGCCAGGCAGGGTCAACGCGGGATCCCAGGTTTCCTCGCTCTCCGCCTGGGATCCCGCGTGCTTTGGGTACATTCGCCTTCACAGACGCGCGTCTGTGACACGAAGACGCCTAGGCCCATAAGAACATAGGCAGAAGGTATTCCGTCCCGAGACGTCCTCAGACGCTCACAGCGCTGGGTGGTCCTGTTTTCACGTGGGAAGCACGTGTGCAGGCCTCGAAGTGAGCAAGTGCCTGAGGCAAAACTTCTCCAAAAAACCATTCTCCGTGGTGGCAATGAGGAGCAAACAAAGAATGCAGAGATTTCTCGTCCATCCTAGTGCCAGGGAAGTATGCTAGGAGCTCAAGTTCACAAGGAGCTTCTCCTCGCAAGACGTACAGCCTGTCCTCCACATCCCAGGAGAAGCCAATCTTGAACCTATGTACCTCTGGTGCGTAGATAAGGTAGATGTATCCCTCCCGGCGGGTAAGTACGGGTTTGTTCTTCTCCCAGCAAGTGTCAGAACACCACTTCCTCCTTGTGGGAGGTACCTCTCCACCACACCCAGCGCACTTCATGCCGCCACCTTCCTGCGTCGTATGGTTAGGTTGAATGGGTCGAGTTCGCAATCTCCCCATGATGGCCCATATGCAACGTCAGCGACGAAGGGGAGGTTGTAGTCGAACGGTTCTCCCTCCTGCTGGCCCGACCCTTCGAGAACCGGGAACGAGACAACTGCATCCTCTGGAAGAGTGCCTTCCATCGTCTCTTTGATCAACTGTGCTGTGTCACGGATAATCTGAGGATCGGAGATACACTCGCACATGATCGAGTCGTGAACCGTGAAGAGGACACGCTGTGTCTCTGGGTCGAAGCGTCTGTCGAGTTCGATTAGCGCGCGGAGCGTCAACTGCGCTGCGAACCCCTGAATCGGCGTGTTGATTATCTGACGCTCGACGCGCGCCTTGTCCTCGTTCGAGAGCACGAGCGGGAAGCGACGCCTGTTGCCGAGAGGTCCGTCGATGTACTTCAGTGCGAACTGCTCTTGTTTCACGACGTCCATCCAGGCGAACAGTTCGCCATACCCCTGCTTGAACTTGTTGAAGTAGTCCATGATCTCTTTCTCTGACCACGACCTGCCTGACTGCTCAACAAGGTTGTCCATCTCAGGACCAGTCGCAAGTGACCTTGGTCCGCGCCCATACAGGACTCCGAAGTTCATGCACTTAGCGAGGTAGCGCTCGTACTTCGTGATCTCGTCCTTCGGCTTGCGCCACAGCATGTACGCTACTTCCTGGTGAATGTCAGCGCCATTGCGGTAGGCGTCGATCAGAACCTTGTCCTGTGAGTAAAGACCAGCGACTCGAAGTTCGAGCTGTGAGTAGTCTGCCTCAAGGATCGTCCAGCCGTCTGTTGGAATGTACGCACGGCGGATATCGAACCCAACGTGGGACGCATCAGGAATGTTCTGCAAGTTCGGCTCAGAACACGAAAGGCGCCCAGTTGACGTTCCGTGGAGATTGAAGTCACCTCTGATCCTCTCGTCGTCGTCCATGAGATCAAGGAGACCGTCGATGTAGGTTGACAAGATCTTCGACTTGACCCTGTACTCGATGATCGTCGAGATGAGCTTCGCTGCTGCTGGCATCTTCTTAGCGACCTGACGCGCGAGCACCTTCAACGTGTCTGCGTTCGTCGTGACCTGACCTTCCGCGCGCTTGTACGCGTACCGACCTGCGTCCTTCGGCATCTGCAACCCAAGGCCGCCATCGTCTTCTGCGTTGTAGAGAAGGTTCGCAACTTGGGTTGGTGAGTTCGGATTGAACTCCTCAGCCTCTGTCGTCGTGTGCTCTGCGACAAGCGCACGGATCGTCTCCATTTCCTCATCGAGCTGCTTCACGACCTGCTTGCGCGTGCGCGTGAGGTACTTCACGTCGAGGTGGGTCCCGAGCATCTCCATGTGCGCGATAGCAAGCGAACCTGGGTACAGTGTCGTCTCAAGGACGTTGAGGAGGCGCGGAGACTCGTCCTTCGCCATCTCTTTCAGAAGCGGGTAGAGGCGTGCTGTGTGGAAGCAGTCATACGCCATGTACTCCAGCATCTCGTCCCACATCTGTTTCCTGCGCATCTTCGTCGGTGCAGGCAGGAGATGCTTTGGGAGAGGAATGCACGGATAGACGTCCTCAGGTGGGATGTCACGTCCGACCTTCAACCCGCGCCAAGGCTCTTCAGGATTCGCTTCACGCCAATACGAGCGTGCCTTCTCTGGGTGCGACAGTACATACTCGACCAACCAGTTCGCGACGTCTGCAGGATCAGGATCCTCTCTGAACCATTCTTCGAGCCACGATCCCATGTCAATGTCGTAGTCGTGGGCGTCGAGGTGAACGCTCGCTAGTTTCTTCAGGCTGAGATGCTTGTAGCGATTGAAGGGACGCTCATCGAGCGCCCACCCGAGAAGCATCGTGTCTGCGAAGTCGTGGATGTGATAGCGCCCATAGCGATGCCAGAGGTGCTGCACATCGAACTTGCCATTGTGAAAAACAGTAGTTCCCTCATAGGTGCGCAGGAACTTGCAGACAGGATCGTCACGCGCGCCGAGTAACTTGTCGGGAACGCAAAGGACGTATCCTGTGCCATCTTCCATCACGGCACCGAGTCCGAGTGCCAGGATGTCTGCTGTCACGGGGTTGAAACCTGTCGTCTCGATATCGCACGCGACCCAGGAGGCCTCGTGGAGATCTTTCAGAAGAGCAAGATCCTTCTTCGTCTCAAGAACCACCGTCTCAACTTCTGGCGTAACGAGAGGTGCATCATTCGCGCACAGCTTTGAGACGTCAAAGAGAAGGTCTCGAAAGAACTCTGGGTCCTTGATACACGTGCTTGGAGAGATCGTTGGGACGAGGTAGTGGCCCGTAGGCGCGAGCATGCCCTTGCCACGGTACTTTGTGATGGCTGGTATCTTGTCGAGAGAGTAGATCGCTGCGAGAGCGCCGCCAGAAGCTGCAAGGATCTTGTCGTACCTCTGCGCCTTGCTGAGAATCTCATCTGTCTTCTCCCTGCACTGGGCGACCTTTGGCTTCTCTGAACCGAGGTCGAACACATCGAAGGACTTGCATCCGTTCGCTGTCAGGGATGCTGCAAGGACCTCGTAGTGCTTGCCAGAACAGATTGGTGTATCGTGAACGACGAGGACCTTCATCCCTCGATCAACTCCCTGAGCACCTTCGCGTTGTGCTTCGCTGTCGTGAGGTCCTCGAACTCCTGATGGAAGTAGGTCGTTGGCCTAGGAGGCAGAGAGTCTGGAAGGATGTGTGGCACCTTCTTCGACATCACAAGGCCATCGAACGCCCATACGAAAGGCTTAGCCGTATCGACGGAACGGATCTCGAACTCCTTTGCGAGATCTGCAGCTGTCCAGTAGTCGTGCCCAGACCCGAGTAGGTGCACCTCAACGTAGTCACGCATCGTGAAGTGCTCTGCGATGTTGAGAAGGTGGTAGAGGCCGCCGTCCCAGTGTGCGTAGTCCTTCGAGATGCCAATCGTGAGAGGCAGTGGGACTTCCCAGAACTCAACAGCTGATGCGTGCAGGACCATCAGGTCTGTCAGGCACATTCTCCATTCTAGGATTGTCTTGCCCTGAGGTACGTACATCAGACGGATGTCACGCCCACGCAGATGCCCTTTCACACCAAACCAGGAGAGGAGTGCCTCACGCGCCAACTTGACAGTAGTGGGACCGTCGTCAAGCTTATCCGGTACAACGAGTTCCTGAACATTCAGGTCGAGTGCCTGCAGCAGGAGTTTCCCAGGTCCCTCACCTATACCATTCTCGTGTGCTGAGTTGTCGAGAATCAGATAGTCTCCTTGTGCGCGCCGTTCTTCGTAGAACTCCCTGTACTGCTTGTTCTGGAGAAGGTGTGAGAGGACGAGGTGGCGCTTCTGCTTGAACTGGCGCAGGTGCGCAATCGGAGGGATCAGGCAGAGGTCCATACAGGCGTCGCTCCTTCGAGTGGTTCGTTCGTGTTGAGGAGGTTGTGGATCACGGCAGGGAGTTTCGTGTCAATACCGAAGTACTTGGCCCACTTGTAGAACCTGATCAGGATGCCCCTCATCATCGCGAGTTCCGCTTTGAACTCATCCTCTGACTCGAACTCGACGAACTGACACTGCGGGGTCGGTGTCATTGCCCACGCTCGTCCGAACGGCTTCTTGAGGATGTAGGTCTTCCCAGGTCGCATCTGTACAAACTGAAGCTGAGGAGCAGAGATGCAAGACAGAGGAGCGTACTTGTAGTTGGCACAGCCCAACCCGCCACCAGGACGTCGTACCCGAAGAAAGTCACAGATGGGATTGTGGTTCTGATCATTCGAGTACACCTCCTTTCTCCTGCCATTGACATAGACGCTTCTCTTCGAGAATCCCTCTACATGCTCAACGTGACGCAACTCAGAGGGGATGTAATCAAGCGTGAACTTCTGACAGCAGGCTGTGCATCCGTCAGTGCAGATGAACTTGCGGAACAGCGACTGGGAGAGTAAGATCTCGTGAACAGGAGTGTCCAGTACGATCTCCTGTCGCAGGCGGCCTGTCGCTGTGTGCCCCTGGTAGGTAACCGTGTCAGGCGTCAGAAGGGACAGCTGGGAGATGATCTTCTCGACTGAGTCAGCGTGCCCGACTGAGTTCTTCCTTGAGACCTCTAGGAGCCGTAGCTCCTTTACCATGCTTCTCGATCCCGATGAGCCTGTCGATGTACCAGATTGCTTTCTCAAGGTCCTGCACTCCTCCCTTGTGCCTCCAGCGCAGGAGGTACTTGATTGCGGATGCCTCATGGAAAGTAAGATCAAACAGCTCAATGAGGTCAATCACCTCGATTGGACCGTATGTGTAATGTGGCGGGCTGTTGACGAAGTCAACCTCAGCGTCTACATGTCTGGACTCAGGCCGCACTTCCATTGTCCCCTCCTGGAATTGTTCCCTCGTCTGGAAGGGACCTTAGCTGGTCAACGAAAGTATCCCGCAGAGCCTGATCGAGTCCGAAGACGTACACTGTTTCCTCTTGGGGGTCGATGATCTGCATTTCGTAGCCTGCGACTGTACCTGCAGGTCCGACGTTGACCACAAACCCCATCCTGCAACTTCTGAACCTGACTGTTCTCTCAGTTTTTGGCTGCGCAACCTGTGGTGGGACGCCGAAAAGGTGTGCGCCTGGAGGGATTCCGTTCACGAATTCTCTCCAAGCATGCGGTTGAGATCGAGACTCGCAGCGACGACACCACGACCAGTGCCAGCCCTGTAGCGATCGAACTCGTAGGAAAGAGGATCTGAAACGCCGTTCTTCTGGAATGCCTCGAGCCGTGACACGCAGGTCGGGCACTTGCCACACGCAGGATCAGTGCCCTCGTAGCACGACAATGTGAGCTGGTATGGCGTGCCTAGCTTGAGACCAAGTTCGATGATCTCATGCTTCATCTTGTACTGGAACGGCGCGACGAGACGCACCTTGTGGTACGTGCCGATGTAGATCGCGTTCTGCATCGCGCCGATGAACTCTGGTGTGCAGTCAGGGTAGGCCCATCCGCGAGCATCCTCTGCGTGAACTCCGATGTAGATAGTGTCGTACCCGACACCAACAGCAATCGACGCTGCGATTGAGAGGAAGGTGCCGTTGCGGTAAGGAACATAGGTTGGCGAGACGCCCTTAGACGATTCGATCTCCTCGTAGGTCATGTGGGGCATCCCGACTGACTTGTGCATCAGAACTGATTCCCCTGATGAAAGGGAGGCATACTCGACACGCAGAGGAACGTCGTACGCATCTGCGACGCGCTGCGCTGCTTCAACCTCTCCTTCGTGCCTCTGTCCGTATCGAAACGCGAGACCCATCACGCCTTCATGACCAGCGCGTAGCGCGAGTGAAAGAGCTGTCGAGGAGTCGAGTCCCCCAGACAGCAGAACAATTGCGTCGCTCACTTCTGCTCTCCCTTACTCTCGTACATCATGGACACGCACAGCGGAGGTACAAGTGCCCACACTAGGCCGAGGATCAGTGCAACTGCTTGCCAGGTCACCGTTCTCCCTTCCTGTTACGTCCGAGCAGCGACATGAACTCCTCGCGTGACCCTTCTGACGGGTCGAGGAAGTCCCCTGTCACAGCGGACGTTGTCGTTAGTGTGCCAGGAGCTTGAACTCCCCTCATCGTCATGCAGAAATGCTCTGCTTCTATGACGACCATCACCCCTCGTGGCGAGACAATCTGCTCAATCGCTGATGCGACCTGCCTTGTGAGACGCTCCTGCACCTGAAAGCGCCTCGCGAACACATCCACGATCCTCTTGAACTTCGATAGTCCAAGGATCCTGTCTTTCGGGATGTATCCGATGTGGGCGTATCCCGCAAACGGCAACAGGTGATGCTCACACAGAGAGTACAGTGGGATGTTCCACTGGCAGACCATCTGGTCAGCGCCCTCTGCATCGAACGTCGTCAGGTTGAGAGGCAAAGAACTGACGTACCCGCTCGTCAGTTCTAGCATCGCTCGCGCAACACGATCAGGCGTCTGACGCAGGCCTTCACGATCTGGGTCCTCGCCTACCGCCTCGATAATCTGTCTCGCAGAACGCACGAGATCGTCATAATTCTCGCCGGTATTTCTGAAGTCGAGGTGCAGGTTACTTGGCACGAGCATTCCCCCAGATGAGCACATGTTGCTGAGGAAACACCCGAACGTCACTCATCGCTGCGTCAGAGAGGACGCGATTGACGAGTTTTTCCGTGTCACGTAGGACAGTCGCACGGAGTACTGGCCTTGGTGTGTCTTCCGAGCCCGCACGAGGGGGCAACGAGTTCCCGACAGAAAGATACATTTCGATCTCCGGGTACCTGTCGTGCACTGCCACTGCGAACGCATAGTCCTCCTCTCCGAACACTGGGATCTTGAAGTAGAGTGACTTGTGGTCGAGCATCCCCCCACAGGCCATGAAATCTGTCAGCCTTTGCAGCGACTGCTCGTGCGTCCCGATACCCGCTGACGGGCCTTTCGGAGAGACGCAGACCTCATCGACATCCTGCAGCCAAGGCTTGTAGACAGTGCCCTGCGTCTCGATCATCACGCGGTACCCGCCCTCGTGCAGATCTGCGGTCAGTTCCGT